GGAGAAACAATTAAATTTCCAGAAGGCATTACTATGTACGAAGCAATGCGTCAAGTTAAAGGTCAAATTAAAATAGCAGGAAGAACTTTAAATGAAACATATCAATATGAGTTAGAAAATCCTAATTCTGAATTTAATAAAAGATATGCTTCTAATAAACTTCTTGGCGGTAAATATATTGGTGATGATTACCTATTACAACGAATAAGAGAATTTGAAAGAGAAGCTAGAGAGTGGATTAAAAGCAATGCTTTGATTGATATTAATGGTAAAATCACTACAGCTAGTGCACTTAAACGTAGCGCAGAAACCATTGAATTTATGGAATTAATAGGTGAATAGATAAAGTACCCCTTTTAGAAGAGATAAACACAAATTATGGCTAATTCATTCGTAAGATACACCGGAAACGGTACAACTACTACATACGCTATACCTTTTAGTTACAGAGATACAGCTGATTTATCAGCTACAGTAGCAGGTGTAAACGTTACAGCTTACACTTTAGATGCCGCAGGTACTAACCTTACATTTACTACAGCACCTGCTAATAATGCTGCGATTGAAATACGAAGAACTACAAGCCAAAATACAAAATTAGTAGACTACGTATCAGGCTCAGTATTAACTGAAAATGACCTAGATACAGATAGTGACCAAGCGTTCTTTATGTCGCAAGAAGCGATTGATAAAGCAAGTGATGTAATATCATTAGATAACGTAGATTTTAACTGGGATATACAAAATAAAAGATTAAAAAATGTAGCAGACCCTGTAGATAATACAGATGCTGTTAACAAACAATTTATATCAACTAATATACCTAATATTACAACAGTAGCAGGTATTAGCTCTGATGTAACTACGGTTGCAGGTATCAGCTCAGATGTTACTTCGGTAGCTAGTGATGCTACAGATATAGGCACTGTTGCTACAAACATAGCGTCAGTAAACACAGTAGCTACAAACATTGCAGACGTAGTGACAGTAGCAAATGATTTAAACGAAGCTATATCAGAAATAGAAACTGCGGCTAACGATTTAAATGAAGCAACTTCAGAGATTGATACAGTTTCAAACAACATAACAAATGTAAATACAGTTGGTGCTAACATAGCTAACGTAAATACAGTAGCAGGAATATCAGCTAATGTAACTACAGTAGCGGGCGATAGTGCTGATATACAAACTTTAGCAGGAATAACAAATTTAAGTACACTAGCTTCTAATGAAGCAAACATTAACACAGTTGCAACAGGCATTGCAAATGTAAATACCGTAGCAAGTAACAATACAAATATTAATACTGTTGCAGTTAATGACACCAACATATCAACAGTAGCAAATATTTCTAGTAATGTAACATCTGTTGCAGGAGTTTCGGCTAACGTAACTACAGTTGCAGGTATATCATCTGATGTTACCGCAGTAGCAAATGACGCAACTGATATTGGTACAGTAGCTACAAACATAGCTAACGTAAACAATGTTGGTGGTTCTATAGCTTCAGTAACTACTGTTGCTACAAACCTAGCTTCAGTAAACAATTTTGCAGAACAATACAGAATTTCAAGTTCAGCTCCAACAACAAGTTTAAATGTCGGAGACCTGTATTTTGATACGACGGCGAATGAACTTAAAGTTTACAAATCTAGTGGTTGGGCGGCGGCAGGTTCTACAGTAAACGGAACTTCTGCAAGATTTAATTACACAGCTACAGCAAACCAAACAACATTTACTGGTGCAGACACAGCAGGAAACACACTTGCGTATGACGCAGGGTTTGCTGACGTATATTTAAACGGAGTTCGTTTATCAGCTAGTGATGTTACAATTACATCAGGAACTTCTGTAGTTCTAGCTTCTGGTGCGGCAGTAGGAGATATTTTAGATGTTGTAGCTTACGGAACATTTAATGTTGCGGCTGTTAATGGTTCAGCAATTAATTCAGGAACTATTAATGACGCAAGATTACCTACAACAATTTCTGACAAAGTAATAACAGCAACATCATTGACTGCAAAAGGAGATGGTTCTTCAGCAGATGGTAAAATTACACTTAATTGTTCACAAAATTCACATGGAGTTAAAATTCAAAGTCCTGCACATTCAGCAGGTCAATCTTATACTTTAATATTACCTACGTCAGTTGGTACTGCAAATCAGGTACTAGCTACAAATGGTAATTCTACAAACCAATTATCTTGGATTGATGCAACAGAAACTAAACCAACAGTAGCAGATGTATCTCAAACTATTGCACCTGCAACAGCTACAACGATTAGTATTACAGGTACTAACTTTGTATCTATACCAATAGTAGAATTTATTAAAACAGATGGTTCAATTACACTTGCTAATACAGTTTCATTTACAAATGCAACTACACTTTCAGTTAATGTAACTTTAGCTACAGGTAACTACCATGTAAGAGTAGAAAATCCAGATGGAAACGCAGGTAGAAGTACAAACAATATTTTAACTGCATCTACAGCTCCAACATTTAGTACGTCAGCAGGTTCACTAGGTTCTATTGCAGGAAACTTTAGTGGAACTGTAGCTACAATCGCAGGTTCTTCAGATAGTGCAGTAACATTTTCTGAAACTACATCAGTATTAACAACAGCTAACTGTACGCTTTCAAGTGCAGGAGTAATTACAACAACAGATTTTGGTGGTGCATCAACAACACCTACAACTTATAACTTTACAATAAGGATTACAGATGCAGAGGGTCAAACAGCAGACAGAAACTTTAGTTTCACTTCTAGCTTCGGTGCAACTGGAGGAGGACAATTTAACTAATGGCTAGTACATATTTAACAAGAACACAAACAGCAGGTACAAGTACAAGAAAATTTACATTTTCTGCTTGGGTAAAAAGAGCTGGTCAACTTGGAGCTAGTTATAGTGTTCCACTATTTGGTTCTTATTATGATGATTCTAATAGAGGTTCTTTATATTGCTATCAAGACCAACTTTTAACTTATTTTAAATCAGGTGGTTCAGACCAATTTTTACTTAAAACAAATGCTAAATATAGAGATGTAAATGGTTGGTATCATTTTGTTATGGCAGTAGATACAACTCAAAGTACAGCAAATAATAGAGTAAAATTATATGTAAATGGTGAACAAATTGCAGTTGGAGATTTAGAAATAAATAATCAACCAAGTCAAAATGCAGATTTTGCTACAGTAGGTGTAAATAGTAGAGCATTTGAAGTAGGCAGAATGAGATATGGAAGTACACCAACTAATATTTTATTTGATGGTTCTATGAGCCATGTTCATTTTACAGATGGTTATACTTATGCTGCATCAGATTTTGGTTCAACAGACAGCACAACTGGAGAATGGAAAATTAATACATCTCCAAGTGTAACTTATGGAACTAATGGTTTCTTTATTTTAAAAGATGGTAATTCAGTTACAGACAGTTCAACTAACTCTAATAACTTTACAGTTGGTGGTGGTACACTTACAAAAACAGAAGATTGTCCAAGCAATGTTTTTGCTACATTAAATCCTTTAAATAGTTTTTATTCAGGTGCAACATTTAGTAATGGTAATAATAGAGTTTCTTTAACTAGTGGAACATATGCAGCAGTATCATCTACACTAGGTTTTAATAGTGGAAAATGGTATGCTGAATTTAAAGCAGCTGATGCTACTAACTGGGTACAGGTTGGAATAGTTGCTCAAAATCCTACTGCGTCAGGTCAACCACTTGGTTATTTTTCAGATTCATATGGTTATATTGGTGGAACAGCAGCTGGTGGTGTTAATTCTTTAATGAATAATGACAGTAATACAAGTTATGCTTCAACTTATGGAAATGGAGATATAATATCTGTTGCTGTTGATTGTGATAATAATAAACTTTATTTTGGTTTAAATGGAACATGGTTAAATTCTGGAAATCCAGAAAGTGGTGCAACAGGAACAGGTGCTGCATTTACAATATCATCATCTCCTACAAGTGGATTTTATTATTTTGCAGTTGGAAATTATTCTGGTTCACAAACACCAGATTGGGAAGCAAACTTCGGCAATGGCTACTTCGGAACTACAGCAGTATCTAGTGCAGGAACTAACGCAAGTGGAAATGGAATATTCGAATATGATGTACCAACAGGCTACACAGCTTTATCAACAAAAGGATTAAACTCATAATGGCATACACAACAATTAATAAATCTTCAGAGCATTTTAATACTAAACTTTACACAGGTAATGGTGGAGCAAACTCAATAACTGGAGTTGGTTTTCAACCTGATTTAGTCTGGATGAAGAATAGAAGTACAACACTTCATCATGTTCTTCAAGATGCTGTAAGGGGAACAACTAAATGTATTTATTCTAATTTAACTGCAGCAGAAGAAACTCAATCTGGCTCAATAACTGCTTTTGCTAGTGATGGTTTTACTTTTGGCTCTGGTACAATGGCAGATGTAAATGGAAATGGAAATAGTTTTGCATCATGGAACTGGAAAGCAAATGGTGCAGGTTCAGCTAATACAGATGGTTCTATAACTTCAACTGTTAGTGCTAATACAACAGCAGGATTTAGTATTTGTAAAGCAAGTTTAGGTACTGGAAATTTTACTTTTGGTCATGGATTAGGAACTGCTCCATCAATAGTAATTGCTAAGTCATTAAATGTAGTTGGAAAATGGTATATGTATATTAAGAGTATTGGTGCAGGAAATATTATGTGGTTAAATGGAACTGATGCACAAACAGCTAATAGTGTAATGTGGCAAAATACCGACCCATCAAGTTCTTTAGTTTATGCTAATGCAGACCAATTATCTCCTAATAAAGATTGGGTATTTTACTGCTTCGCAGAGAAAACTGGTTTTAGTAAGTTTGGTTCTTATCAAGGTGTAGCATCAGATGATGGTGCATTCGTCTATACAGGATTTGCTCCAAAATTTATTATGGTAAAAGCATCAAGTAATGGTGGAACTTATACTGCATGGAGTATGTTTGATACTGCTAGAAGTGTTAATCCAAATGTTGGAAAAACTTTATA